AGATCGCGGCCTCCCACTACGAGTAGCAGGCGAAACGCCTTCGGGCGTCCGGCCGGGTGGTTCCCGGTCGCTGATGAGCCAGCCCTACTGACCCATTCATGCCGAAGCCGAAAGGCCAACATGCAGATCACCATGCACGTGCACAACGCACTGTTACTCGATCGTCGCGGATACCGCGATGCGAGTAGCTGGGAAGTCGCGTTCTTCAGGAGGTAGCCCTGGGGTCGTGACTGCACCACTCCATGCGAAACATCTCGCCGGCTGGACCGGTGAGGTGTCGGCCCAGGGCGGTACCTGGGTCCTGACGATGCAACCGGGAGAGATCATGAGCACGCTGGACTTCGAGACGCTGGACGAGATCGCGACGAACTGCCTCACCAGGCCGAGCAGCGCGGTGTTCTGGGACGACCGTCTCTTCGAGACGCACGGCGCCCTGTTCTCCTGGGCCGAGCTCGGGGACGACATCCTGGAGGAGTCGAACTACAAGTCGGCGCTGTCCCTGATCCAGGGCGCTGCGGGCGACGACGCGGACGAGCACGTCATCGACGGCACCGCGAGGCACTGGGCCTGCGGCTCCCTCCGCACCATCTACGTCCAGGTGTACGAGTCGTACGAGGACTACGAGTGCGAGTGTGAGCCCGTGTGGAAGCACGAGGAGCACTGCGAGGAGTACGAGGGGAGCGCGTACTGCCAGCTCTACTGCCGCGAGGAGTGCGACGGTGAGTGCCTGCCCGACAAGGAGTTCACCGCCGCGTTCATCGAAGCGGCCGAGCTCCTGGTCGGACTCCAGGACTACCCGATCATCGACGAGTCGGACTTCTCCGAGCGTGAATGGAAGGCGTTCGAGGACAACTGCACGGAGGCGCTGGACCAGGCCAAGCGGGAGTACCCCGACGACACGGCCGAGGAGCAGACCGCGATCGACAACCTGATCTTCCAGGGCGGCGACCTCTCCGAGCTGATGGGATACGAGGCCAACGCGGGCGTCGACTGGGACAAGGTCGCCGAGATCTACGCGGGGTACCGGGACACGTACTTCGACGAGCTGGCCTACGAGGTCTTCCTCTGGAACGTCCTGGGGTACAACCCCGACCAGCTCGCGCTGGACATCGCGGTCTGAGTGTGCAAGTGACGCAAGCCGAAACCGTCGAGAGGCGGTCGGGGCGGGGTGGCTCCCGCCTCCTGATGATGGCAGCCAACTGTGAGGGTGTGACGAGATGACCAAGGTTCCCAGCAATGTAGTGCGGTGCCTCGACGACAACGGCCCGATCCTCTACCCCGAGCTCGGTAGCCCGTACCGGTGCGCCAACTGCGGCGGAACGCTGAAGGCGGGACAGCGCCCGGAGGGGTACTGGACGGAGTCCTACGGCTACCTGGTCGAGGTCGAGGTCGACGACGAGGGGCTCGACACGGAGGAAGCGGTCGAGGAGCTGGGCGGTGCGCTCCGAGTGCTCGCCAGAGTCCTCGGGGACGGGATGACGGCGTCGGGTGTGGGTGGGCACTTCACCTGCACCGAGGCGGACGACCTGGCCCAGGCCCTGATGGTCGGCGGCCACAAGCGTGAGGCGATGACCTTCCTGGAGGGGCACGCCGAGGGTGACGACGACGAGGACGACCTGCACGGGAGCGTCGAGGACTTCGAGGCGTACGTCCTGGAGCTCGCCGGTCTGCCGGTCCCCGAGCTGATCGAGGAGCCGGAGCCGGAGGCCGAGCCGAAGGAGCACGACCTCCCGACCGTGACGGTCCAGGAACTGATCGTCCTGATCGGCCTCTGAACAAGGCGAAACCCCTTCGGGGGTCCGGGGTGGGTGGCATCCCCCCGCTGATGAGCCTGCCGAACCGAATGGAGAACCACAGTGACCCCGAAGTTCCGCACCCACGACCTGACCATCCGCGACTCGAAGCGCAAGGACAGGGCCACGACCCTGGCCCGTCGCGAGCTCCGCCAGCAGAAGTACGAGGTCAGCGAGGCCGCTGTCCGCATCGCCGCCAACGCCTGACAGCCACACCGACACAAGGGGTACGACAGTGATCACCGAGCAGATCCTCGCAGCACTGACCGACGAGAACGTCCAGGACATCATCGACATCGGGGCCGAGGGAGGCATCACCTACTGGGCCACCGAGCCGACCGACGAGGAGTTCGCCGGCCTGCCCAAGGGGAAGACGTACACCATCGTCGAGGGCCAGGGCCCGTGCTTCTACTTCGGTGGCGAGCGCGAGGTCGAGGCGGTCCACTACCTGAGCCGCGACCAGATCCGGGTGGCGTACGGCAGGCTGCTCGACCTCGGCCAGCAGTTCGTGAACCGGGAGTACCACGGGTACATCGTCCAGTCCTGGATCGAGCGGGACAAGGACGGGATCGACGCCTCGTACATCGACGCGGGCACGGCGGACGTGATCATCCAGCTCGCCGCGCTCGGAGAGATCCGCTACGGCTGATTGTGCAACCTGCGCAGCCGTGATACTGTCACCACATCAAGGCGAAACCACCCGAGAGGGTGGTCGGACCGGGCGGTTCCCGGTTCCTGACGATGCCAACCACTGTGAAGGTGTGACAACGATGAACGTGCTCGGACAGATCAAGCAGTACAGCGCCTACCGCCTGTCGGAACTGGCGGACACGGGCTCGCCGGACGACCACGGCAGCGACGGTGCGGTCTTCCTGACCGACGTGCGAGACGACCTGGTCGACCGCATCCAGCACCGCCTCAACGACGGGGACGAGCTCGGGGACGTCCTCGACTCGGAGGGTGAGCGCATCCGGAACGAGGTGTCCGACTCCGCCCCGGCCGTCAGTACCCACCTGAAGTGGAAGCAGTTCGTCGACCTGACCGCCTACACCGAAGACCTGAGCGACCACGGCACGCCGACCGACAACACCCCCGGAGGGTGGGCGGACATGGCCCTGGTGCAGATCGCCTACCGCCTCCTCGACGTCCTGATGGACGAGATCGAGGACTCCGTCGAGACCGAGACCGAGGAGGTCTGACCATGGGGTACATGAAAGAGGTCGCGATCGACCTGATGACCTTCGAAGAGGGCCAGCTCGACGCGAGGGAGACGCTGGATCTGTTCGCCCTGCTCGTCAAGAGCGGCATGGCGTGGACCCTCCAGGGGAGCTACGGGCGCACCGCCCAGCACATGATCAACGAGGGCTTGATCTCCCCGCTCGGGTACGTCACCGAGTACGGCGATCGGATGCTGGAGGAAGTGGCGTGAGCCTGCCCCGGCAGTTGAGTGCGCGGGTCGACGACGACCTGGCCCGCCATCTGAAGACGCTCGCCCCGACCGGGCTGAGCTACAGCGCCATCGTCAAGCAGGCCGTCGCCCAGTTCGCCGAGGTGTACGCGGTCGCCGTAGCGAACGGCGTCGCCGAGCCGGACGAGATCCCCAAGCTCACGGCCTACCGATACCAGCTCCCCCCGAAGCCGCAGCCTCCCCGCACCGGGGAGATCACCCTCAAGGAGACCCGCCATGAAGAAGCTCGCGAAGACCATCGCCGTCGGGGTGACCGCCCTGCTCGCATACTCCCTGACCTCAACGCCCCTCGCCTCCGAGACCGGCCCCGTGCAGGTGCAGACGGTCGCCTCCGCGACGCCGGCCTGGCCCACGAAGCCGTGCCGGGACGATGACTCCAACTCCCGCGACTGCTTCTGGGACGCGGGCAAGCGGGGCAACGGGAAGGGTCACTCGTACTGGGTGGACAAGGCCGGGAACGTGACGTACCTCGACCCCAAGCTGAACAGCCCGCTCAAGCGCAAGGCGTGGGAGCGGAAGAACAAGGCGCTCAAGCGCGAGTACTGGGGCGAGGTCTTCGGGCACCGCCTGTGCTGGGCGAAGGTCGGCGACACCTCGTACATCTACTGCTTCGACGGGTTCAAGGAGACCTCCTGATGACGCGCATCGACCTCGGCCCGGCGGGCATCGTGTACGCCCATGCCGGCTGGAACCGGTGGCTCGGGACCGATCGGGTCTGGGTCCACACCTACGAGAACGGCTGGGAGAGAAGGGTGCGGGTCCGCCCTGACGGGCGCGTCCTGTACGCCCGCTGGATTCGCCCTTCCTGACCTGTGCAAGTGTGCCGAAACACCCTTCGGGGTGTCGGGGTGGGGTGGCGCTCACCTCCTGACGATGGCAGCCGCGAACAGAGGAGACCGCAGTGACCTTCGAGATCGGCGAGCGGCAGGACGAAGAGACGTACCGGATGCGCAGCGTGGCCAACGGATACCCCGGAGACCTCGTGCACCACTTCACCCGCGTCATCAACGGCACGAAGTACGCCTTCAACCGCATCCGATGGGGAGGCGGCACCGTCTCGGTCGGCGCGATGAAGGAGGGCGAGCGGGTGCAGATGCACTACTTCGAGTTCCCGCCCGAGAGCTGACCGGACAAGGCGAAACCCCTTCGGGGGTCGGCGTGGAGTGGTAGCCCCCGCCCTGATGAGCCAGACCAC